TCTCGACTTAGGTTCGGTGGGTATGTTACCACCCGACCACCCCAAGGGACTTCAAAAAAACCGCGCTGATGCCACCTTGAAGCCTGAAGCCCAAACACTGACACCGCCCCTTCCTCCGGGGAGTGTTCTTGGATTGAGGTGCCCCTTCACGCGCTGAAGCCCAAAAGTGCTTGATGAAGCGGTCTTCCCCCACTGTTGGAAAACCACGGCCGGAACGAGGCGAGTTCGGCTTACAAGTCCTAGCTGATCTTGTAAGCGGTCGCCCGTGCCCTTGGCCCGCCCCCAGGACCGAGAGGCCGCCGGGCCGCTTCGTACCCAGAGGGTCGCTTGCGCTCATCCCTGCTGCGTGGGCGATCCCGGGCCGGAGCCATTGTGGGCCTGGACCGAGCAAGCACCGCGCAGGCCCTCACCCACTTTTGACACCCAGCCTCCGGATCGCTCAGCGCCAACGCATAACATTTCGATGAATGTGCATGGTATGTTATAATAGTAATAGAGGCACCATCAAGTCACACGGCAGCTCTTTGGAGGCGTTATGACGAAATGTATTGTAGAGGGTTGCGGTAGGAAAGCGCAGGGTAGAGGGCTGTGTTGCTCTTGCTACAACACGGCGAACAGGAACGTCAAGGCCGGCGAGACGACCTGGCAGGAACTTGAGCAGTACGGCCTCGCGCTGCCGGGCGGCAAGGGGCAAGCCCGTCGCGGACGCAACCCGCTGATCTCCGCACTGGAGAAGGCCCGGCTTAAAGCCAGCCCCGCGACCGGCATCCTCCGCATTCAACCGCTGGCCGTCCAGCCGACCGACTTCCGGGATCCGGAGCTTGCTGCGCCGCCGGTCCCGCACGATCTGCCGACCCTCGGCCCGGACGGCGGGCTTCTCGGCCCGGAGCCCCAGCAGCCGAACGCCCCGCCGGACTCCTGCCGGGGCTGCGAGCAGTGGACCCCCGGCTGCCGCCTGTGCATGTAACACAGCGTTCGATCCCACCACCTGAGTACACTGGAATATAGGCGATGGTTGAGAAGATCAATGACCGGCAGAGGGCGGAGATCGCCCGACGCTACGCGGCCGGGGAGTCCCAGAGGAAGCTGGCCGCTGAGTTCGGGGTGTCCGTGCTCAGGGTCGCCGAGGTCTGCAAGAGGCGTGGTGCCCGGCGGAAGCTCAAGCCGTTCGTGAAGAGCGGCGACATGGAGTTCTTTGCCGTCCGTGCCAAGGCGGCCCTTCAACGCCAATCCCCCGAAGACCTCCCTGCCTGGACCGCTCGCGTCGAGGCGCTGTCGAGTAAGTACGGCGGGCTGACCTTGCATCAAGCCGTGGTCTCCGCCAGCAAAGAGTTCCCCTGTCTCCACCGCTTGTTCAAGGAGTTCGACGTGTCCGAGTTCGACGTGAATCCCGACGCCAACAAGAACATCCCGCGTTACGTGCAGAAGCCAGAAGCCAAGGTGGTCGTCAACGAGGGGAAGAAGCTCTCCTACCGCGATCAACTGAGCTGGGCGCTGGACGCGGCCGGCGAGTTCCTTCGCACCGGGGTAGAGCCCGAGAAGTGCCCGTGCGACTCAGCGTACTTCCTCTACGTTCAGGCCAAGGAAGACCCGAAGAACTTCCTCGGCCGCGTCTCCCAAGCCGAGAGCAAGGGTGCGGACGACGCTGCCGACCGGCAGGCCCGCGCGAGCGGGCAGCGGAGTCTGGCGGAGATCGAGGCCATGTTGTCAAGCCTGGAGCAATAAGCGCGATGCCGAAGACAAAGACTTCGCACTTGAAGTGGTGTAAGGCCGTGAAGAAGAAGGCAGAGATGAAGGCCGCCGAACTGGTCGAGCGGTGCGACCACTGCGGCAAGCCGCTCGGCCGGACGTGCGCACGCACAACCGGCTCGGCTGTCTGCGCGCTCAACGAGGGACTTGTAGTCCGCAGCGCTGTCGGATTCGCTGGCCCGTGGGCATTCTTCTGCTGCAAGGACTGCGCGGAGTCGTACGCGAGGTACGCCGCTTAATGAAGATCGACGCGCCGCTGAATCACCTGATCCCCAAGGATCTCGCCGGCAATCTCCGCTGGCGGGCCGCCGTGCAGCGCCGGGCGATGGAAGATCCCGAGTACGCTGCCGCGATGCGGGATGCGTGCTCGCGCGACCCGCTGTTCTGGCTGAGCGGGTTCGGCTGGACGTACGACCCGCGCCGCAAGCCGTCCTCGAAGCTGCCGTTCATTCTCTACCCCTTCCAGGAAGAGGCGATCCTGGATCTCGTCGGCGCGATCGGCGACCACGATCTACTGGTCGAGAAGAGCCGCGACATGGGCGCGAGCTGGCTGTGCATCGCGGCGATCGCCTGGTGCTTCCTGTTCCGCCCCGGCCAGTCCTTCCTGCTGGTCTCCCGCGTTGAAGAGTACGTGGACAAGGCCGGCAACCCGAAGGCGATGTTCTGGAAGCTGGACTACCTTCTCGACAATCTGCCCTCGTGGCTGAAGCCGGAAGGGTACAACCCGAACATCCACCGCTGCAAGCTGCATATCGAGAACCCCGCGAACGGGAGCGTTGTCGATGGTGAATCAACTACTGGCAATGTGGCTCGCGGAGACAGGCGAACCGCGATCATGCTTGACGAGTTTGCTGCCGTCGAGCAAGGGCACCGCGTTCTGGCGTCCACCCGTGACGCGACCAACTGCCGTATCTTCAACAGCACGCCCGCCGGCACGAGCAACGCCTTCTACGACGTGCGGCAGACGCAAATCAAGAAGCTCCGGATGCACTGGTCCCGGCATCCGCTGAAGGCGGCCGGGCTGTACACCACGGCCGAAGACGGAACGTTGAAGGTGCTGGACCCGGCCGGGTTGCCGGAGGGATACGAGCCGATCTTGGACGGCAAGCTCCGCAGCCCGTGGTACGACAACGAGTGCAAGCGGTCGGCCAGCGCCCAGGAAATCGCCCAGGAGTTGGACATTGACTACCTGGGGTCCGGCTACCAGTTCTTCCGCGCCGACGCCATCCACGAGATCGTGCGCCGCTACGCCCGGCCACCCATGCTCGTGGGCGACCTGGAGCACGACGACACCACGGCCGATCCGATCCGCTTCCGCGAGAATCAGAAGGGCTTCCTTCGCCTGTGGTGCCTGCTGGACAAGAACGACGATCCGCCGAAGGATCATCGTTTCGTGGTGGGCGTAGACGTGTCGGCCGGCACCGGGGCAAGCAACTCGGCGCTGGCTGTGTGGGACGCGGCGACGTGCGAGAAGGTCGCGGAGTACGTGAATCCGCACATTCGCCCGGAAGCTCTCGCCAAGCAGGCCGTCGCCTTGGCCCGCTGGTTCGGCGGCGCGCAGTTGATCTGGGAGAGTAACGGGCCGGGCCGGCAGTTCGGCTCTCGCGTGGTCGAGCTGGGGTATGGCAACATCTATTTCCGCAAGCGCGACGAGGCGATCTCTGGCAAGGTGACGGATATTCCGGGCTGGGCCGCCACGAAGGAAACCAAGCTCGTGCTGATGGGCGACTACCGCGCGGCCTTGGAAAAGGGCGATGCAGTGAACCGCTCGCGCGAGGCGATTGAGGAATGCCTCGAATACATCTTCGGCCCGGATGGGAGTATTGAGCACGCGCGGTCGGCCAGCAAGACCGACCCGTCCGGCGCACGATCGAATCACGGCGACCGGGTAATCCCCGACGCCTTAGCGTGGAAGCTGATTGGCGAGAGCGCCCGTCAGCCCGTGCAGGAGAAGCCCGAGACTCCCGTTGGGTCTCTGGCTTGGCGCAGGAAGCGGAGGGAAGAAACGAAACCAAAGCAGGGCATTGAACTAGGAGCAGGGTGGTAAATGAATCCATTGAACGAACAGCAGTTGTCCCGCCTCCAGACCAGTATCGAGTGGTCGAATCGCCAGCTCGAATTCCCCCGGCGCAAGCGCGTTGAGGCGATCAAGCAGTATGTCGGTTCGCACTACAGCGATGGCGGGGCCGAGAAGCGTGTGCCGGTCAACATGCTGGCCCTGTCGGTTCTGATCTACGTACGCCAGCTCGCGGCCCGTGCGCCGAGGGTGATGATCTCGACCAAGCGGGAAGACCTGAAGTCCACGGCGGCGAACCTGGAGCTGGCGATCAATCAGATCCCCGACGAAATCGGCTTGGGCCTCACGTTCCGCCGGCTGGTCACGGAAGCCATGTTCTCGCTCGGCATCGTCAAGGTCGGGCTGCACACGGTCAGCGAAGCGCTGGGCCACAAGTACGGTGCTCCGTTCGTTGACGTGATTACGCTGGATGATTACTTCATGGACGCCAGCGCGAAGCGCCGCGACCTGATCTCTTACGAAGGGAACGACTACTGGCTCGACTACGAAGAGCTGATGGATTCCGGCTGGGTCGAGAAGGACAAGCGGGCTGATCTGAAGCCAGACGAATACACGGTGATCGGCCCGGCCGGCGAGGACCGCGCCGAGGGAATCGCCAGTGACGAGAGCGCGCAGTTGTACAAGGATCGGATCTGGCTCCGCGACGTGTGGCTCCCGGACGAGCGGCTTGTGGTCACGTACGGCGTGAAGAGCAAGAAGCTGCTGAAGACCGTCGAGTGGGACGGCCCGGATCACGGCCCGTACTACACGCTCGGGTTCGCGGACGTTCCCGGGAACCTGTTGCCGTTGCCGCCCGGGGCGCTGTGGCGCGATCTGCACGAGCTGGGTAACGCACTGTTCCGCAAGCTGGCCAATCAAGCCGACAGCCAGAAGACTGTCCACGGATTCAGCGGCGGGAACGAAGAGAGCGTGGAGGTCTTCAAGAAGGCTGGCGACGGCGACGGCATCCGATACACTGGCCAGCCTCCGGTCGAGCTGAAGACCGGCGGCGTGGAGCAGACGACGCTGGCGTTCTACCTCCAGACTCGCAACCTTTACTCGTACTTCGCCGGCAACATTGACAGCGTCGGCGGACTCGCACCAATGACTCAGACCGTGGGCCAGGACCGGCTGATCGGCGAGGCGGCCAGCGCGCAGTTGCGCGACATGGCCGGGAGCGTCATGGTTGTAGCGCGGGAGATTTTCTCGGCGCTGGCATGGTACGAGTGGCACGATCCAATCGGCCGGCGCACGCTGGAGAAGCCGGTGCCGGGGACGAAGCTCTCGATTCCGGTCGAGTGGGGTCGCGAGTCGAAGCTGGGCAGCTTCTCGCTCTACGACCTGGACATTGACCCGTACTCCCTGCAAGACGACTCGCCCGGGCTGAAGTTGCAGAAGCTCGGCATGGTGGTCAACCAGTACGTACTCCCGCTCGCCCCGCTGATCCAGCAGGCCGGCGGCGAGATCGACGTGCAAGCGATCCTCAAGCTGGTCGGCCAGTATGCTGATCTGCCCGAAATTGGTGAGATCGTGACCTTTGTTGAACCGCCAGCGAATCAAACCCCAGACCAGCTCCCGATGCCGGCGCACACAACGCGGACCTACGAGCGCGTCGGCCGACCGGGGAAAACACAGCAGGGCGCTGACACGGAAATGCAGCAGCTCTTGCTGAGCAAAGACCTCCAAGACAGCGGCGCTTAGGGGTCCGTTTCACAGCGGTCAATGTTGAGGCTACGTCATAATAGATGTATGCCACAATACTGCTATTCAACTGAAGACGGACAGGTCATTGATCGGTATTTTCGCATGGGCGATGCGCCGAAGTCGATCCTACTTGACGACGGCCGCGTTGCTCTCCGCGACTTCGCGGCGGAGCACACTTCACGGCGCGCAGGCTCAGGCTGGCCGATGACGTGTTTCGCCAGCGGAGTACATGCAAGCCAGGCTGACGAGCTGCGAAGATACCTAGCCGATCGCGGTTGCCCGACCGAGGTGACTCGCGACGGCGACCCCGTCTACACCAGCGCTTCGCACCGGAAGAAAGCGTTGAAGTTGCGCGGCATGTACGATCGGCAATCCTACTGCTAAACCCGAAGAGAGGTCTCCATGACAGTTGAAGAGAGTCTTGCCAGCGAAATTACCGAGGCCGTTGAACAAGTGACGGCTGAAGGGGCGACCGAAGAGACGACTGAAACCACAACCGAAGAGAGTAAGGCCGATGGCGGAACAAGCGGAGGCGAGGGGGACGCGAAGGTTGATGACGAGGCGGGAGCTGGAAGCGACAGCGAAGAAGCTGCGGGATCTGTCGAGTCGGGAGACGGACCCGGAGACGAAGAGGAAGCTGACGAAGGCGGCGAGGGAGACAAGGGAGATGGCGCAACTACTGCTCCGGAACCGCCTGTCAGCCGTGTCAGTGACTACGTTCTGACGCGCGCCGTGCGAGCCGGCTTGACGCTGGAAGATGCCCGCCAGTTCGGCAACGACGAGGCGCTGTTGCGTATCGTTGACCGAATCGAGGCCGCGCAGAAGACCGAAACAAAACAAGCGACGGAGACGGAAGAAGATCCTTTCGCGAAGCTGCCGAAGCTGGACCCCGAGGTCTACGAGCCCGAGGTCATCAAGACTTTCGAGGCGCTGACCGAGATCGTCAAGAAGCAGCAGGAAGAGATCCGGTCGTTCCGCTCTCACCAAGAAAATACAAACACGGCCGCGCAGCAGGCGCAGGCTCGTGAGGTCGAACAGTGGTTCGACAAACAAGTCGAAAGCCTTGGCGAAGAGTTCCAAGATGCCCTCGGGTCCGGCGGATACAGCACGCTCGACCGGGGAAGTTCGCAGTTTGCGAATCGCGACAAGATCGCGAACCAGATGGCTGTGCTGTTGGCCGGCTATCAAGCAGCGGGCCAACAAGCGCCTCCGCGTGACGAAGTCTTCGGCGCGGCGGCAAAGCTGGTGCTCGCCGACCAGTTTGAGAAAGTGCGAGAAAAGAAGCTGGCTAGCGAACTAGCCAAACGGAGCAAGCAGCACATCAGCCGCGCCTCCGGGCAGAAAACAAAGAAAACCATCTCTCCGTTGGATGAAACAGCGGCACTCTTAGACGCCAAGTTCTTCGGAAAAGGATAGTCAAGGACGCTGGGATTCTGACGGATCAGAATTAGGAGACAAAACATGGGTTTGCAGTTCTCTCAGATTGACGATGCCGTCCAGTTGACCCAAGAAAACCTCATCAAGAAGGGGGCTTTCCTGGATCTCCAGACCGACCTGAGCGATCACGTCGCCGTCCGGGAAATCTGGAAGGGTCGCCAAAAGAAGTTCGAGGGCGGGAACGACTGGCGCTTCGAGGCGCAAATCGACCACAACCATTCGGCCCGCACGGTCGGCCTGTTCGAGACGGACGGGTCGAGCGTCACGGATACGATGATCTACGGCAAGGTCAGCCCTCGCCACGTCAACGCGCACTACATCTACGATCAGCGGGAGCCTGACTTCCAGCGGGGCGGGAAGGCGATCGTTGATCTCGTGCAGACTCGCTACACGGCCATGATGGTCTCGCTGTACGAGCTGATGGAAGCCATCCTGTGGGGCAAGCCCACGGATTCCACCGACGACAAGACCCCGTTCGGTATTCAATACTGGGTC